CGTATGGTAAGTTATAAATTTAAAAAGTTTCTTGTCGAAAGAAAAAGACAATTAACAGTATTAGAAAGGATGGCAACCCGTATTGGATATATGGGTGCCGGTTTTCTAGTGGCTGCACAATGGACATTAGAACCTTGGTTATATATAATAGGTTTTATTTGTGTCATGATACAGACAGGATCAAGAAAACAATGGAATTTAGTAGCATTAAACCTAAATGGTTTATTTGCATGGGTAAAACACTTAATAACATAATATGTGGAGTAATAGATGGAAAAAAGGGGTAGATTACCCAAGTTGGGCAGAGTCCGACATATATAAAAAAACAATACAAGGAGGATATTTATTAGAAGATGAAACACCAAGACAAGCGTACAGAAGAGTTGCTAGAACAGTTGCGAATAGATTACAGAAAAAAGAAATGGAGGACATCTTTTTTGATTACATCTGGAAAGGTTGGCTTTGTCTTGCTAGCCCTGTGCTTAGTAATACTGGCACTGATAAAGGTTTTCCAATAAGTTGTTTTGGTATTGATGTTGCAGATAGCATAATTGATATAGGCCAAAAGAATTTAGAAATGATGTTACTAGCTAAACACGGTGGAGGTGTTGGCATAGGTATAAATCAAATTAGACCTGCAGGCGCTAATATAACAGGCAATGGCACATCAGATGGTGTTGTACCGTTTTGCAAGATATATGACTCTACAATACTAGCTACAAACCAAGGGTCAGTTAGAAGAGGTGCTGCCTCTGTTAATATAAATATTGAACACGCTGACTTTGAAGACTGGTTGGAAATAAGAGAACCTAAAGGAGATGTAAACAGACAATCGTTAAACCTACATCAATGCGCTGTAGTTGGTGATAAGTTTATGAGAAAGCTTAGAGATGGAGATAAAGTTTCTAGACGTAAATGGGGTAAACTATTACAGAAGCGTAAAGCTACAGGAGAACCTTATATAATGTTTAAAGGTAACGTTAATAAGAATAATCCTTCTGCTTATAAAGATAATGCTTTAAAAGTACACATGACTAATATATGTAGTGAAATTACATTACATACAGATGAAAACCATAGTTTTATTTGTTGTTTATCTAGTTTAAATCTAGCTAAATATCATGAGTGGAAAAACAGTAATTTAATATACGATAGTATATGGTTTTTAGATGGTGTATTAGAAGAGTTTATACAAAAAGCAAAAAACAGAAGAGGGTTTGAAAACTCAGTAAGATCTGCTGAAAAAGGTAGAGCACTAGGTTTGGGTGTAGTTGGATGGCATACTTACTTACAACAAAAAGGATTACCTTTTGAAGGTTTATTATCACAATATGAAACAAGAAGAATTTTTAGTCAAATTAAAATTGAATCGGAAAGAGCTAGTATGGCTTTGGCCGAAGCGTTTAACGAACCGCTATGGTGCGTTGGCACAGGATTTAGGAACACTCATCTTAGAGCTATTGCTCCTACTGTTAGTAACAGTAAGTTATCTGGGAATATTAGTCCTGGAATTGAGCCTTGGGCTGCTAATGTTTTTACAGACCAGTCTGCGAAAGGCACTTTCATACGTAAAAATCCAACTCTTGAAAAAGTATTAGAAGAAAACAATTTAAATAATAAAAAAATATGGGACCAAATCTTAAAGGACGGGGGCTCGGTGCAGGGCGTAAAAGCATTAGAGAAGATTACATTGGGCGATCACGATATACCGCTCAAAGAAGTCTTCAAAACTTTCAAAGAAATCAATCAATTAGAACTAATTAATCAAGCAGGAATAAGACAACAATACATAGATCAATCTGTTAGTTTGAACTTAGCTTTTCCATCAGAAGCAGAACCTAAATTTATAAATAAGGTTCATTTAGATGCATGGAAAAAAGGAATTAAAACTTTATATTACATGAGAACTGAATCAGTTCTTAGAGGTGATATAGCTAAACAAGCGATAGACCCTAACTGTTTAAGCTGCGACGGATAAAATATGAAAAAAGAAATAACATTAAAAGAAATACTAGATCCAATACCAATAGACTTATTTTTTAAAGAGTACTGGGGTAAAAAACATTTAGTTATTAGAAGAAATAAATTTAAAGATTTGTTTCACTGGGGTCATTTAACTAAGTACATAAACAGATACCCTAACGTACCTCATCTTCAGGTTCTTGATTATAACGATAAAGATGAAAGATGGTGTTTTGATAAAGTTAAAAGAAAAAAATCAAATCAACCTATGTTTACCAAAGCAGGTATACATAATTTTTGGAAAAAAGGTAAATCATTTGTAATACCATTTGCTGAATACGAAAGTAAACAATTGTTAGATGTTGTTTTTGAGTTTGAAAGGTACTTTAAAAAAGGTCAAGTTAATGTATATGTTTCACCTAAAGCTGGATCTAAAAGCTTTCCTGCTCACGGTGATGCTACTGATAATTTTTTGTTTCACCAAAGCGGTAAAGTTAAATGGACGATATATAAAGAGTTTATACCTAACAAGCCTAAAGAAATATTAGAAGAGTTTATATTAGACGAAGGTGATATGCTTTACATACCTCAATATCAGTTTCACAAGGTAGAAACTATAGGACCTAGAATATTATGTAGTGTTCATTTTACTAATAAAGATAATCAAAGTTTAGAAAAGTTTAAGATAACAAACAGAGCTGATAACAAGAGGCACGAATGGATTGATCTACACGATGTATTAGAAAAACCAAAAAAACAAGTAATAATAAATAGAAGGTTCCCAATAAATTCACAAAACTGGAGAAAGCCTTACTTTAAACATAATCAAAAGAAATGAAAGCAGGAAAGATATGGGGTGCAACAGAGATGATACACAAGAACGGTGTATTAGAGTTTCACCGAATAGAATTTAATAAAGGATACAAGTGCTCAGAGCACGAACATAAATTTAAATGGAACGGATTTTTTGTAGAGTCTGGAGAGATGATAATAAGAGTATGGCAAGACGATCAAGGTCTTGTTGATGAAACTATATTAAAAGCAGGTGATTTTACAATGGTTAAACCAGGTAAATACCATCAGTTTGAAGGTAAAGAATCTGGAGTTGCATTTGAATTATATTGGGCAGAGTTTAATCACGATGATATAACAAGAAAAACATCAGGTAAAAAAGTAAATCATGAATAAAAAACCAGGAAGTATTAAGATTTTTATAGGGCATGACTCAAGATACCCTGAAGCAACAAAAGTTTGTAAAGCTTCAATATTAAAATATTGGCCAGAGGCTAATATAACTTATTTAGATAAAGCTAAATTAAAAGAAATAGGAGTTTATGGTAGGGAAGATATAGAAGGAGAATCTACTGAGTTTTCTTTTACTAGATTTTATGTGCCAATGTTAATGAACTACAAAGGCTATGCTTTATTTTGTGATAATGATTTCTTATGGAGAGTAGATCCTAGAGAAGTTAGTAGATATTTAGGTGATAAACCAATATCAGTAGTTAAACATGATGACTACAAAGTTAATTCTAATAAAATGAATGGAGTTAACAACAAGTCTTATCCAAAGAAAAACTGGAGCTCGTTGATGTTATTTAACTGTAGTAGGTTAAATAGAAAATTATCTAAAAAATATCTAGACAACGCAACAGCTTCTCAACTACACGAGTTTAAATTTTTAAATGAAAATGATATAGGTGAAATACCTAAAAGATATAACATGCTAGTTGGTATTGATGAAATAACTAAAACAAACGCGAGAGCTATTCATTACACGGAAGGTGGACCTTGGTTCGATGAGTATAAAGATTCTGAATTATCTGAAGAGTGGTGGAAGATATACAACAGTTTGTAAAAAACAAAAGAATAGTATTCGTAGGTAACTCTGTAGAAATTATGAAGCATAAGCTTGGTAAGACTATAGATTCCTACGATATTATTGTTCGCTTTGGTAGAGCTATATCTGCAACACCAGAACAAGAAAAGTCTATAGGCGAGAAATGTGATATATGGGTTACTGGTCAATTTAGAGCTCCTGAGTGGTATAAGAATAAAAACCGTTTTGAAAAAGGTAAATTTAAAAAATCTAAAATACTAGTTAACAGATGTAGAGGTAATTTGCAGCTTAAAAATTGGGAAATAGAAAAAAGACTACCACAAGGTATGCTATACACAATGATGTATACAGATGAAGAAATTATAGATATAATGAGTATGTTCGGTAAAGATATGCTGTCTAACGATTTAAGACCTAGCGCTGGATTTATAACATTGTTATGGTTTCTACAAAAAGTAAAAACCTATAAAAGTATTGATCTTATAGGTTTTGATTTCTTTGCTAAAACAGTAAGTGTACCTGGATTATCTGATAAGGCAGGAAGATTAAGTGCGGCTGATCCTCATAGTTGGCATTTACCTTGTTATGCAATGCAAAAATCTGCTCATGATAAAAATCTAGAACAAGAGTATGTTTCTTTCTTAAAAAGAAGAGGAGATATTAATTGGCATTTGTTAAGCGACTTAGATACTAAGTTGTTAAAATACGATGGTTGGATGACAGATGAGAAGCTAATTAGAAGTGCTCCTAAGTATTCTAAGATATCAAAAATTTAGCTATAACTTCAGCTACAACTTCAACACATAGTAGCAATATAATAGGTAGTATATATTCCCACCAATCATATTTACCATTGTTATTTAAATCAAAAAACTTCATATTAACACTTCCATCTACGTCTAGCAGCTTTACCTCTTTCACCTGTCCAACCTTTTGATCTTGCACAAAAAGATTTTCTACGCTTAGCGGCTTTACTACCAGGTTTTACTTTACCTGTTACAGCCGTTTTTAGTTTACTGCCTGGGTTTTTCTTTCTATATTCTTTGACACCTTTAGATGTCATACCCGCACCTTCTTCTTTTGTTCTGAAGTTGCGGCCTTTGCCTTTAGTAGTTTTTCTTATTTTACCTTTCTTTAAAAAGGTTGATTCTGGTAAGTTAAACATTACTTCTTTATCTTAACACAGTTGTTAACCATTTTAACTTTACCACCCCTAGTTTTCTTACCGCTAGGTGATTTCTTTTTACCTACCGCTTTGTAGCCTTTCCAGCAGTTAGCTTTCTTTTTGTTAACTGATTTTGGAGCACCTAGTCCTTGTGGTCCACATCCTTTTTTATATACACTTTCCATAGTCAATTAGTTACCGCCTTTCTTTTTTAGAACATCACCAGTTGGCCTTACTATAATGTCAGGCGTTGGTCTAGAATCAGGCTTATTGTTATTATTGTTATTGTTATTATTATTATTATTGTTACTAGAACCTGAACCACTACTTGGAGCGTATATAGGTCTGTTGTTATTATAACTAGGTCGGTAATAACTGTTGTACCAATTACCATAGTATCTAT